TTATGAGGGACCCCGCCATGACTACGACTGAATTACCAATTCCCAAAAAATTCGGCAACCGCATCAACTGGCTCAAGGCCAGGCAAGAGCGAATACAGGCTAGCGATAGCGCGGCGTTATTTGGTGTAGGCCATAACGACCAGAGCATCGTCGCACTGTACGAAAGCAAGGTAATGCCGCTTACCGAGGATGATGTAAGCGAGGATCGGTTTATCGTCGGACAGATGATAGAGCCGACGCTGCGGAAGCTGTTCACGCATTACAACGACTTAGCGTGTCATGAGCCGATACCGTATTCGCTGTACCAGCACCCTACCAAGGATCACATCGGTGCGACGCTGGACGGGCTGACACAGCACGATGAATACGGCACGATCCCCGTGGAACTTAAAAACGTCGGCGTGCAAAACCGCGTAGACTGGAGTGAGGGGAACTGCCCGCTGAAATACCAAATCCAGTGTCAGCACCAGATGCTAGTCACAGGCGCGCCAGCGGCTTATCTGTTTGCACTCATCGGCGGTAATGAGCCGGTGACACGTTTGATTCTTCGCAACCCGCGATTCCTGGCCGCTCTCGAAACCGAGATTGATAAGTTTTGGGGTTACGTGCAACGTCGCGAACTGCCGCCTGTTGATGGGAGCGAAGCGACAAGCAAGGCTTTGGCGCGGCTATACGCCGATGCGTATGACGCGGAGGTGTTGCTACCGCCAGAGGCAGAGGAGTGGGACTCCAAACTTGCGATTGCTAAAGAAGCGATTAAAACCGCCGAAGCAACCAAGACTGAAATCGAAAATAAAATCAAGGCGGCGATGGGCAATCACACGATTGGCCAGATTCCTGGCGGCGGACGTTTTACTTGGAAAGAACAAACGAACCAATACCCGGCCCGCGAAGCCTACCAATCCACGTTCCGCGTGTTGCGTCGCGTGAAGTAACAACCACTAACCAAGAGAGAAAAATGAGCACCGAAGTTGCAGAAAAGAAAAGTACAGTGCCTAATGTTCGCTCGATGCTGACCGGTGAAACAATCAAGGATCAACTCAAAATGATCCTGCCAAAGCACGTTACGCCAGAGCGTATGGTGCGGGTGGCTTTGACTGCCTTGACTCGCACCCCAAAGCTGGCTGAATGCGAAGCCGCAAGCTTTCATCGGTGCCTTATGGATTGCAGCCAATGGGGGCTTGAGCCAGACGGCAGGCGAGCGCATTTAATTCCGTTCTGGAATAGCAAACGGAACGTAACCGAATGCCAACTCATCATCGACTATAAGGGATTGGCCGAACTCTGTTATCGCTCTGGTGTAGTTCAGCGAGTCCATGCCGATGTTGTGCGAGCGGGTGACTTGTTCGTTTATTCTATGGGTGAAGTCAAGGAGCATGTACCGCATTTTTTAAGGCAAGATACGTCAAAGCCTGAAAATGCCGGTTTGGTTATCGCGGCCTATTGTATTGTCAGTTTAGTCGGTGGAATTACCAAGGCCGAGGTAATGAGCCGTGAAGATGTCGAGCGTATTCGCAATCGCAGCAAGGCGGCTAAGTCTGGACCGTGGGTTACCGACTGGGATGAGATGGCGAAAAAAACCGTGTTTAAGCGGGTATCAAAATGGTTGCCGCTGTCGGCGGAAATTCGTGATGCCATCGAACATGATGACGATAACCTGGCCGACGTGATTGACGCCACCCCTCGGCCAGCATTGAAAACGCTGGACGATCTGGCGAATCGCCTGTTGCCAACGGAACCGGAACCGCCGCACGTCAATGGCGAGATTATCGAGCCGGATGAAGTTACCGAACAGGATGATGAGATGCTGGCGTATGAGTCGCGGGTCAAGGAAAAGTTGATGGAGTGTACCACTCACGGCGGCATTACTAAGGTGGCCGGTGAGCTAGCGGCGGCGACAAACACCCAGGCCGAGCGTGATCTGCTCGCGAAGCTGGTGGATGCGGCCAGGGCCGAGATCACAGCGGGACAAAAGAAAGGGGGTGCGTGATGAGTGAGCAGCGTTCTTTTTTCCCGGTAAATGTTCCAATCGTTGTAGATGGTATTCTCGCAGGGATGAACGTCGATAGCCGTGGGATAACCATACGCGAACACTTCGCGGGATTGGCGTTGCAGGGATTGTTAGCGGATAGCGAAGTCAGATTTTTGGTAAATGAACCAGAACAATCGCACACAGAAATGCTGGCCGCATACTCTGTGAAGTGTTCCGATGCACTGCTTGCCGCGCTAGCTAAGTAAGCGGATGTGATAGCAGTAGGGGTATCCTAGAAAGTTACAAGCCGTAGGAACACAACAGAACATAAGCACCTTTTAACGCGGAGCGGAGCGACGGCATGCAATTTATATTGAACACAACCAGCATGGACAGTTACGCAACATTCCTAAAGGCTAAAAGCCTGCCGGTCTATCGTGTGCAGGGGCGTACTATAGAAGTACCTGACGAATACGCACACGCTCTAGGCAAGGCAATTAAAACTACTGGTAGAAGTATTGCTTATAAGCCATTGCCATTATGCTTTGATTATCAACGCGATATTGTTCGTATGATGTTAGATAAAAAGAAATTTGCCGTATTCGCAGATTGCGGACTTGGCAAGAGCTTGATTTATTTCGAGGTGCTAAGAACGCTCCGGGGATTAGATACCGATCACGGCTGGCTGTTGTTTACGCCATCGATGGTAGTCCAGCAAATGATAAGCGAGTGGGAAAAGTTCTACGGAACAAAAGATATAGAACAAGTTCATTCTGGCGATCTTAGCCGATGGCTAAAAACATGCCGGGGCAAGATAGGAATAACTAACTACGAATCGCTGAAACACAGGCACGATCGAGGCCAGTTGGGGGGTATTGTTGCTGATGAGGCGAGTATTATCAAGCATCATTACGGCACTTACGGAACCAATCTCATTCATTTAGGGCGCGGTCTGGAATGGAAGTTTACGGGCACCGGAACACCAGCACCAAACGACCGCATTGAATATGCTAACCATGCCGTATTTCTAGACAAGTTCCCGACCATCAATAGCTTCTTGGCCAGATATTTTATCAATCGTGGAGAAACGCAAGAAAGATGGGTCTTAAAGCCGCACGCTATTGAGCCGTTCTATTTATCTTTGTCCGAGTGGAGCATATTTTTATCAAATCCGGCAACGTATGGCTGGAAAGACAATTGCCGCACAGTGCCGGCAATTAATGTGTATATCCATGATGTTGGCATGACGGAGGATCAGAACCGTGCCGTTATGGAGACGACGGGCCTGCTTGTCCCGACGCGAACCGGGGGGATTACGCAACGCCATACGATGAACAAAATTTCGAAGGGTTGCGGTGGAGTCAGCACGAATAAATACACATACATACGCAATCTAGTGGATAGCTGGCCTAACGAATCAACCATTATATGGTGCTGGCTAGACGCCGAACAAAAATACATGGAGGAGATGTTTCCTGAGGCAGCCAGCATCAAGGGCTCAACGCCATACGAGAAGCGATTAACTCTTATCGATGATTTCAAGCGCGGAGAACGCAAAGTATTGATCAGTAAGCCGAAAGTACTTGGCTTTGGATTGAATTTACAGATTGCCACAAAGCAAGTTTTTAGCTCGTTAATTGATTCCTATGAACAATATTACCAAGCGGTTAAGAGGTCCAACAGAACTGGATCAACAAAACCGCTCGACGTGCATATCCCGGTAACAGAAATCGAAATACCGATGGTCGAGAATGTATTGCGTAAAGCACGCAATATACAGTCAGACACAATACAGCAAGAGGCTATCTTTCGCAAACACACAACACTAACAGGAACTAACCATGCCACTTGACAAAGACGAGAACTGGCACATACATCACGGTGATTGCATACCGCATATGCTAGGAGTCATGCCAGAGAACTCCGTTGATATGTCGGTGTTCAGTCCGCCATTCCCGGCCCTCTACGCATATACGTCAGAGGTTGCGGATATAGGCAACAGCGAAAACCTGGACCATGAGGCCAAGCTGCATTTATCTTTTTTTTATAGCGGTCTGTATCGAGTCATGAAGCCTGGCCGCGTGGCTGTTGTGCATGTCGCCCAAATCCCGCGAATGAAACGAACGGGTGGAGATGGGCTGTTTGATTTCCGTGGATTGAATATTCGCTTAGCACAACGAGCTGGCTTCGTTTATGAATATGATTGGACTGTCCGCAAGAATCCGCAGGCACAAGCAATACGGACGCGGTCTAGGGAATTGCAATTCGCTGGACTGGAATCTGACCGATCCAACAGCAGGGGCGTTTTGCCGGACTATTTGATCAAAATAAAGAAGCCAGGATTAAATGAGGTTGCCATTACAAGCCCTAATGAAGTTAGCCGTAATGATTGGATTGCATGGGCCGAGAACTACTGGTCAGACATTGTCGAAACAGACACCTTAAATTACCAAAACGCACGCGGAGAAAATGACACTCGCCACATTTGCCCGCTGCAATTGGAGGTCATTCGACGATTGATATTGCTATTCAGCAATCCGGGTGAAATTGTGTTTAGTCCGTTTACGGGGGTTGGATCAGAGGGGTATGTTGCACTTGGCGGAATCTCTCCAAAAACCAAAAAGCGTATCGGAAAACCAAGGCGTTTTTACGGGTGCGAGTTAAAGGCATCATATCACCGGCAAGCCGCAGTCTATCTTGCGAAGGCCGAAAACGATGCGTTACCAGAATTGCAGGCCCCGCTATTTTCATGCGAGAATTGATTACAGTATGTGGAGTCAGCGTGGTGTGTATTACAGTCTGCCTAACAGAACAACTCTGTCATCGAAAGCCATAAAGCATAAAAGTACGGAAACAACCTAACGCGGAGCGCTGCGGATGGCTGGCGATTGGATCAAAGTCGAGAAAGCAACGGCACGCAAGCCAGAGGTTTTGCGGATCGCCGAAATGCTAGAAATACACCCGGACCACGCTTTCGGACTGTGTGTTAGGTTCTGGATGTGGTGTGATGACCAGCTTCTAATAGGTAACGCTGTGAGCGTTACCAAAACATCTATCGATGCGTTAGTGGAGCGTTCCGGTTTTGCTGATTCGCTCGTCAATGTAGGCTGGCTTCGAGTCCGCGATGGCTCGCTCGAAGTCCCCAACTTTGACCGGCACTTGTCGCAAAGTGCTAAACAAAGGGCACTTACAGCCGCAAGGGTGAATCGTCACAAGCAGCAAAAAGGTAACGCTCCGAGCGTTAGCGATGCGTTACCTAGAGAAGAGAAGAGAAGAGATAGTATTTCTAAAAAGTATTTAGAAATACAGGAGCGCGCGCCTCCGAAGTTTCTAAAACCAACTATCGAGGAGGTGACTGCGTACTGCCGTGAGCGAAACAACAGCGTCGATCCGCTGACTTGGCTAGCACATTACGAAGCGAACGGCTGGAAGGTCGGGCGCAATCCGATGAAGGACTGGAGGGCTGCCGTGCGAACCTGGGAAGCACGCTCTGGCGATTACAAACCTAAGCCAAGCAACGTCAAGAAATCCATAGAGGATACCCTCAAGGAGTTGCAGAACATGAATCTAGGAGGCAATCCATGACCGAACAGGAATTCCAAAAAATCCTACTGCCCGCGATAGCGGAAACATTTCCCGAAGTCTGTCGCTGGATCGGTGACAATCGACAGGTCATAGCGTCCTGGGTGCGATCCCTTGAACGCATTGACGCGGCACAGGCTGCTAGAGCGTTTCACGGCTGGTTGGACAACGGCACGCCGTTCCGGCACTACGCCACGGAATGGCAAGATATACCGCGACACCTGCGGGAAGCGTGTAGAACGCGGAGCACGCCGGAGTATGATCCCGAACAGTTCAGCACCACCATCATCGACCGCCGTCAGGTGTTTGGGCCGATTGGACTGGAGGTGTTGCGGCTGGCCGATGATATGAAGCACGGGCGGATTGAACGCGGGGAATATCAAAACCGCAAATCCCTGTTGATGGAGCAATACCTGGCTTGTCTACCGAAGGATGACGTGCGGCAGGCCGTGCGGTGTTTGACCTGTCAAGATAAGTGCTGGGTATCATGTTGGGATTGGTCCACAGTCGCCGCTGTGCGCGACAACCTGGACTACATTCCCCACTACACGATGGCCGTGCATTGTAGTTGCCAGCTTTCATGGAATCGTTATCCAGGCCAGAAGGACCGCAAGCCGTGCGCGTACAACCAGCGGGAGTTTTGCCGCGTGCTGAGCGACGATCCGGTAGCTGATGTCACGGCTTGGCTAGAATGGCGGCGTAACGAGGGGATGCAACAACATCCGAACTACGAAAACGATTTTGTGGAGTTCGCCCCATGATTCAATTTTTCGTTCCCTGTTTACCCGTGGCACAGCCCAGGCCCAGGGCCACCACCGTCGGCGGCCACGCGAGAATGTACGAGGCCGGAAAGACGCATGCGATCCACGAGTACAAGGCAGCGGTAAAGGCCGAATGGCTAAAGTCTGGTGGGAGTAAGCTACAGGGGCCGATTATGGCAACACTTACATTCGTGTTTGCACGTCCGAAGAAAGTCCCAAAAAAAGCAGGCCCGCTCCGACTGTGGAAAGCGACGAAACCGGATTGCGATAACCTCATTAAAGGCGTGTTCGATTCACTTAACAAGCTGGCCTATGACGATGACGGCATGATCTGCGAATGTGTTTGCAGGAAGTATTTCGCGGGAGAGTCAGAAGTTCCCGGAGTGCATGTCACGCTAACCGAGTTCTAGTGAACCTAAGCACGGGTGATCTATGACCCAGCAGCGAGGGCCGCAAGCATGAAGCGAGCCTATCCGCAAGAGGCCGTCGATAAATGCCGGGAGACCAAGGATATTCTTGGAACTCAACGGGGGCCTCACGAATCCCCGGTAAGTGAACCCGTGATAGTCCTTTTTAACCAGTTGGCGTATCAATGGGAGCGTCAACAGTATAACGAGGTCATCGAGCGTCTAATGCGCGAAAAACCGCAACGCAAGCAAATCGCTTTCACACAATTCCTCAAAACTCCGTTGACTGAAATTATAGCATTACGAGCCGCAAATATCCTGGAATCTCATGGCTACCTTATCGTGGATGACGTGCTAGGCGTTAAACCTGAAACCCTTCTGGGATTAACCCAGTTTGGTCCGGCCTATTTGCGTGCTTTGCAAGTTGCGATACGAAAATTACGGGAAAGCGTGATTGGATAACCACCGGGACATCGGGAAAACCACGTATTGCCACACTCTTTTTTTTGTGCCAAGATGCCCATTGCTACAGAACCTTCCATGAGTGGCCAAGAGGCAAGCCAAGCGCGGAAAGGGGGTGATCGAGGTTGGCGGAGGTCATGGCAGAGGACGCGAATCAACAACGACAGTGGTGAATTATGTCCGATGAACCAAACAAAACTTTTGTAACGCGAACTAAAGCGTTGATTGCCGCAGCCAAGGTCAGGACCGCAGGCGGCATTTCGTGGAACGTCTTTGGGGATATTGTTTTTGCTTTTTTGGAAATCGCCGTGGACCAAGCGCGGTATTTGGCAATGGAGGGGTATGCCAAAAAGGCCGAAGTCCTGGACGCCGTGTCGCTGCTGATCGACACGATTTCCATACCGCTGCCGTGGTATTTGATGTGGCTCAAGCCTTACGCTAAACGCGCGATTCTGGGCTTGGCCGATGGCGCAATTGAAGTGATTTATTCACGAATCAAAAAAGAGGTACCAATCGAAGTACCCGGCAATCCCAAGCTAGCGAGCTAAACCAGCATGTCACTAATTCGACCGGATGAGCCTACCAGAGGCGACCAAGGTTTTTTGTCGGGCACAGGAATCAATGGCGGGCACATTTTGCTAGCTGCGGCCCTGATTGCAGCGGCAATAATTTTTCGCGGGGGTGTTAATCCCCAGCCCGCCCCCGTGCCGCCACAACCGGCGCCAGCATTGAGCTTAGCCGAAGCGTTTGCGACCAACGACAACCGTATCGAGGCCCAGGCCGATGCCCGGATTTTTAGTGACTTGTGCTTGTTTATGGCCACGACAATTGCCATGGACGGCCAAAGAAATGAAAGCGCGATCCTAAAAACCGGCATTGCCCTCGATGATTTTCGACGGTGGTCGCGGATTTTTCGGTTGTCTGGGGGATCATTTAGCACCAAGTATCCCGGGCTAGGCAAGGCGATTGATTCGCATTTAACCAGAACCGTGGGGGTCGATCCAGGTTCTCTTACGCCAGAGATTCGCAATAAATGGGTCATGGCTTTTCGGGAATTATCGTTGGCTGCGGAGGCGGTTCGGTGAGCGACAAGCAAAAACAATCTCTGACCGCAGGCATTATCCTGGCCATTGTTGTGGCGGCTGGACTGTGGGCTTTATTGTCTTTAGTGAAACAGCCGCCAGCGCAGCCACCGCAGCCTAATCCCATCGAATTCGATGGTGATAAACCGGTCGAAATCGACCAGTTTAATTCTAGTGAATCCGCCGGAAAGCCAATTACGTCCGCCGAACAAGCCGCCGCGATCTTGGGCGAACGCCTGCCCGACGGGACGCTGAATTTTGGATACCGGCCAAATCCAGTCAGCACGCAGCAATTCTTGACCACTCTGAATAAACCGTTTCTGTCCCAGGCCGGGCCGGAACTCATCAAGAAAGCGGAGGCGAATCCGCGCTATCTCTACCGTAGCCTTTACAAGGCTTATGCCGCTACGCAAGGCGGCACGCATTGGGTAGTGGGCCGACAGGGTATTGGTGACTGTGTGTCGTGGGGCTGGGCACACGGTGCCGACACTCACCTAGCCGTTCTATGGGAGCTTGGACTGGTATCCGACTGGAAACTAGCGGCCACCGAGTCGATCTACGGTGGCAGTCGCGTCGAGGCTCGGGGTGTCACCCGTGGCGGCTGGTCGGACGGCAGCTACGGAAGTGCTGCGGCCAAGTGGGTGAGCAAGTGGGGGATCGTTCATCGACAGCCTTACGAGGGTTTATTTGATCTTACAACCTACTCGTCGAGTCGGGCCAAGGACTGGGGTAACTACGGTAACGGTGGGCAAAACGATAACGGCAAGCTAGATGAAATTGCCAAGAGTTACCCGATCAAAGGGGTGGCGTTGTGCCGCAATTTCGAGGAAGCCGCCGCCGCGATCCAGTCGGGCTACCCTATACCAGTTTGCAGCGGCCAAGGCTTTTCCAGCCAGCGGGACCAGCAAGGTTTTTGTGCCCCTAGAGGCAGTTGGGCGCACTGCATGTGCTTCATTGGCGTGCGTTATGATCGGCCTGGATTGCTTTGCCTGAATAGCTGGGGGCCAAACTGGGTCAGTGGGCCAAAGCACCCCGAAGATATGCCGGACGGGTCATTTTGGGTTGACGCCAAAGTTGTTGACAGGATGCTTAGCGGCAACGACAGCTTTGCCGTGAGTGGCTACGAGGGCTTCCCTCACCGCAATTTGAACCATGGTGATTGGGTACAGGCCCTGCCGCAGGGAAATATATCTACCTCGAAAAAGTATATATATGCAAGTCACTCTCTACAGTTGGCGCCATAATGAAAACCCGTGATTACATCATCGTTTTTGTCTCTGTGTTCCTCTGTTTGTGGCTCTTTAGTTGCCCAGGCGGATCGACGCCGTTTGGGCCAAGCCCCAATAATCAGCGACCAGTTTTGACCGCTATCGTCAAGTTAGCCAAGTGGTTAGGCTGGGCTTTTCTTATGCAGGATTATCCGAGTGATGATCCTGAATTGCCGCCGGAACGCTTTACCGCGATGCCGCCCGAGAGCTTGGAAGCGAACGACGCGCCGTCACGGGTGAACATTTTCGGTGACCCGGCGGAACTTAATCACTCGACGGGGTGGTAAATGTTGATCGTGGGGCTATTGTTATTGTTTAGTTTGGTCCTAGGCACTTGCTTAGGTTTTTTACTAACCGTTTGGCTTTATTCAGGAGAGGATGATTATGCGAAATTTCCTTGTGGTTGCTGCGATTGCTCTGACGGCTTGGGTGGGATTTCGGTACTACAAAAGTACAAACATGACTCCACGACCACATGCTTCGGAGTTGAGCGCGGCCCGGAGTTACGCGGCGGTGCAGCTAGCGTATGCCAGCCACATGACCGAAGCGAACCGGCTGCCCGTGGAGGAGGCGGCACACCAGGGGCCTCTGGACTTTACCAACTTGATAACCAAAGCGTTGCTGGTGACGCCAGCGGAGGAACAGGAACCCCCGCTTGCGATACAGCCGAAAGACACACTGAACACGACATTAGTGGCCCAGCAAATCCCGCAGTGTGAGGGCCTGCAATGTAGACCAAAGGCTAGGCCAAAGCTATTCAGGAAAGCTCCAGTGGCCCCTGACGCTGAGCCACAAGTCCCCCTAACGTATAGCGATGATACTGTTACTACGGTACAGAAGGTTTATCGTCCTACTGTAATTGCTTATAGTACTTGTCCATGCATATCCGCCGCGCCGGTTCTTCTTCCTCACTCCACTCCCCCAGCCGGCGCGGCGGTGATCCAGCGATGGGTATGGCGTGGTCCTGTTCGCCGTTTGTGGCGGTGGCGGCGTTCCTGTCGAAGCGGCTGCTAGTTTTTTTAAAAGGGGTGTTCGATGGGTCTGACGATCATTATTTTACGTCCGAGGGGTTACGACCCTAAATATGATTCTCGCGTTCGGTTGTACATTACCCCGCGCCGTCGCTCCCTGCTGGATATTCACCAGGGGCATTTTTATCTCAACCCGCCAACAGCCAATGGGACAGGCGGGAATGACCGCACGCAGTCCCATACTGTCAATGGTAGCGACACAACGACACCCAACAACAGTTATGACTTTAGTGCAAGCGGCAGCAACGGTGTATTTACTGTGGAAATATGGGTGAACTGCCGCTCTGTCCGGGCGGATCGTGGATACTGTGGGCAAATTACTTTAGCCAGCAAGGGCGGTTGGTGTCTTGGTAGTGGTGGCACTGGGCCTAATGCAGTTAGAATGTGGGTGTCGAACGATGCCACTGATACCGTAAACTGCTCTATAATTACCGCTAATAGTACACTTTATCCAGACACATCACTTCTCGATGGCAACAACCAAACAGCCGTAGCTCATATCGTTTTGTCCTACGACGGTACCAATGGCACACCGGCTAACAGGCCTACGTTGTACGTCAATGGTGTCTCGCAGACCCTAACGATTACCGGCACTCCACCCGCCACGATCCAAATGCCGTCCGGGAGGCCACTGTTGCACATTGGCCAAGCGTTTACAGGTACTTGGTCCAGTCTCGACGGTATTTGTGGCCTGTTTCGAGTCTGGAAGGGCGCGGCCCTATCTTCGGCAAACGTCACAACACTTTGGAACGGCGGCAAGCCACTGTATTACGCTAGTTTGGGGGGCTTAAACACAAGTCAGTTAGTGTTGGCCCTTGAGCAAGGTGGAACAACATGCCTCAAGACCGGCCAAACGCTCGCCGCCAACAACGGGCCGATAGGACTTGGCTATTGTGTGCCAACAATCCGTAATGGCAAGACCGGAGAGAGCTTTAACAATAACTTTGGGGCCTGCCTCTGGTATTTGCCGACGGGCTGGGGTGGCAAGCCATGTTTTGCCAGCTATGGAGGCCGGGCGGCGAATGGGCTTGAAGATTTTCCTGGAAGTTATTTCCAGGGGGCACATTTTAATTATTTTACGGGGTCAGAGGGTTCATATTCTAGTAACTCCGGTTTGTTTTGCGGAGCGAATCAGTTTTTATTGCCGAATGTTTTTTCAGAAAAATGGTTGCTGGGAATCGAGGACTATGTTGGTGCCCTTCCTGATAAATACGCTCATTTTGGATACCAAAATCAAGGTAGTCGATTCCCAAGCCTGCGTTTAAGGAATGTTTCTTCACCTAACTCGAACATCCTTGGTGAAACCGTCACTCCCATCGACACCACTCCCACGCTGCACACATGGCATAGCAATGGGTCAACGACTGGATACCGTAGGAACGGAGTGGCTAAGACGGTGACGATGAACGCCATACCCGCTGGAGGCTGGACCAGTCAGGCTAGCGGCACACTTGACAGAGTGACAATCGGCGGCTTTGGCCTGGGAGGGGACGCGACACCCCAGCTACTCGGGGATTTGATCTACTGCAACAAGACCGTTGCGAGCGGCCACATCCCGGCTATCGAGAAGTTTATCAATCAACGCTACGGTATCTACTAGGGCTAGTGTTTCGTTAAGCACGGGCCGGGAAGGCTCGATCTGAGGCTGCCTCCCTTCTTGGATTCTTGCCAAGATACGCTTAACGGTGCTAGCGTGCCACATGCCACCCCTACAGCGTGAGCCTCTACCGTGCAGGATGTTCGCAATTACCCCGCATCCTAGACCTTTAGCGTCTAGCTCTTGGATTTTTTGAATATTCGCCTGTTCGGCGGCGTCCAACCATAGCTCTTTGCCGACTTTCTTGAAGCCATACGGCGGTTGCGATCCCATCGCGCGGCCGTCTCGTTGATGCCGCCGCATGGCGGCACTGGTTCGCGCGCGGATCAAGTCTCGCTGCATCTCGGCCATTGCCGCAAAGATCGTGTTGACGAACTTAGCCATCGGGTTCCCTTCCACGCTCCATTCCCCTTCGGTGACACTGATGAGCTTGCAGCCTTTAGCATAGAGTTGTCGAGCGATGACGATTTGCCATTCGGTGTCGCGAGCGATGCGGCTCCAGTCGCGGACAACCAAGCTATCCCCCTTTTTAAGGGCGTTTATAGCGTCACAGAGGCCCAGCCGCGTCCGGTCGGCCCCAGAACACTCCGGGTCATCAAACGACGCTCTTATAGCCTTTCCGTTGCGCACAGCCCATTCGGCTATGTCGCATAGCTGTTTCTCTATCGAGTCACATTCATCGGGATTGGGCCGGGGGGAAAACCGAGCGTAGGCTACGATTGACATGATAGCTCCTTGTGTAAAAGAAAAAACCCGCGACTGCCGCCAGTGCGGGAGAACACTGGTCGGCCAATCGCGGGCCGGGAGAATGCTTGGTTGCTAAATTGGGTAAGCTCCACTCTTTTCTACTGTATGCTTAGCGTCTTGGTAAAACTCTATAATTTCATTCAGCGTGCGCTTTGAGTGAAACAGATAAGTTGCCTGCTCACACGTTAGCCCCAGCCATTTTAGCCCATCTTGGTGCGCAAATCTATGGCTTGCTGGAAACCCGCTTTCTATTTGAGCGTGGCCAGCTATGCAGTGCGACGACCCACAGTGGTAATTGCTCTGAATCCAACACGATGGATTGTCAATGATCTTTTGTACAATCTTCCCCAAACGCTCAACGTGTACGGCTTTCATTCTTTTTCTCCCTGTGAAAAGTAACTGCTACGGCACTACTCGTGCCGTCAGCGATCCCGTATTTGTTCGGCACGGGATCACGCCGGGGGTGATGTCACCTCAGTATTGGCGGGAGCGGCGAACCGCGAACTAAACTTCTTCTTCTGCCTCTGAATCCTCCTGTTCACTGGCTTCAGCGAGTTTGTCGCGTATATAATCATCAACGCGTTCAATAAGCGCAATTAACTCTGAACTGGGATTGCGCTCGTGGGTGACCACAAATCCAGCTGAATAACCCCACTTTGTATCGCCGACCAAGCCGCCGGCTTTATAGTGCTTTCCGCCGTTCCAGTCCTGGAAAATGCACGATGTTTCCGCTTCGTGGCCCGCGTCACTTATCATCCAGCACGCCTCCGACACAATATCGACAAGCGTCTCGGCTTGCCAACTGCCGCGCTGATAATCGTTAAGATGGCCGTCGGCCAAGGTTTCGTTATTACTGCAAACGTAAATAGTTGCCATTGCTATTCTCCGTTGATTGCTAAAGTTTACCGGTCAGCGACGTGCTGACCGGCGGGTGTTAGTTAGGCGTTGGCGGCCTCGAGGATATCGCGGCGAGTGCGTCCGCTGGTGTTCCTATCGCCGACATTCGCGACATGAGAAAAACTTAGTGGCGCGTCGCCGTAACCGACCCAGATTCTATTATCGCGTGTGACAAATAGTCGCACTGGCAGTTTTTTAGTCCATGCAGTTGCACGATATACACAGCGAATTTCCGAGCCGTTGATGGTGTTCATCGTCATTTCTCCTTTGTAAAAGTAACTGCTACTGTAGAACGCTAGCCATGTGCTGGCGTGCGATTCGTTGGCGTTCATAATCCGCACCGTGCGAACCGTGAGGTAAAATCCGGTTGCATGCCTTGGCTAGCTTCACAGCCTCGCTGACATCCACGCTATCAATCAGCCTGCCGATGTAGTGGCCTTGAGTACCATCCCGGCTAGCTGTCAGTCTTACGACTCGCGTTTTGTCAATGACGACTTTCATCTGTATCTCCTAGTTAGTGTTTTGCTCGCCGTTGATCGGCTGGCGACCGTTGCCGTTCCTGTTAGTGCAGGGCAGGCCGCTCTCCGTAGAGAGCAGCACACCGCGAACTAGCAGCAGATACCTCCTAGTGTTCTGAGGGTAGGTAAAGGATCATTAGCGTTTTACCATTTTCGTCCACGTTTTTCGTGCAATACAGTTTGATATGATCCAAGGGAAAATCGGTATATTCTACATCCTGCGATGCCAGCACCAACCCGTCCCCGTCATCGCATACGGCGTGCATCCCGCCGCTATAATTGAGATTGAATTTCCAAACCTGAAACTCATCCCGATACTTTGTGTCACGCCGGGCCTTGGCATGGATTTCAGGTTGATGTGAAAACACCAAGTCGATCATCCAGAAGGCTCCCGCCTTTTCCGCTAGAAACTTTACCCCATCGGTAAACAAACACCCCGGCAGCCAATGCTCGTAATAGTGTGCGGTGCCAGTAAAGTATGGCAACCCCGCTTTCAATTCCTCGATACGCTCTTGGCGAATTTCCTTTTTCGTTTTCACGGTCATCATTACAATTCTCCCAAAAAGTGGATGAAACAAAACAACTACGATCACTACGAAATTTTCAAAAAAACCCGGATTTATGCCAAAATTGCCGCGTTTTCCGCGAATTTGGCTGTTTGTTCGAGCAGCCATTTCTCCGCAGATCGCTGATCGAAAAAGTTCTGACAGATAATCGCGCCAGGCTCTACTAAATCCGCAATCTCTGGAGTCATTGGCTCTGCTCTTCCCAGGCCACTGGATAAAGCTCGCCCCTTGCTTGACATAGAGTAAAACCAGAGCGTGCGTAACGCCCATCCACTTAACGCATTGGCCAACAATACCTCCGATATTGACTGACCGTATTCTTTAAGTGGGCAAGTAACGAGCGAGTGATTACCGTTAGTGTAAGACCTCATGCTGTACTTAACGCCCATTAAACGAACAGTATAGCCAGCAGCCTCCAGCCAGTCGGCCAATGCCACCGCCGCAGCCCCACGCCAGAGAATATCGCGAGAATCAACATCACAGCGGGTGGCTACGTTACACATGATTGTTACGTTGCTTTGCCCAACGCTGCATGTTCGACGGCACTCTTGCCAGAACGCTTGGCCCGAGCGTAGTCGGTCGATGCAAATACTGTCCCCGCTATCCTCGCTCCACCGTAGCTTGCGCTTGACAGATACGGGTTGTGGTAAATCCACCGAATCTAGGCTAGACTTGACCATACCGTAATCCCTGGCTGTCGGCTCATAGTAACCGTGCAACTCTTCGCGGGCATGTTCGATATTATCGAACTCCCGCCCTACAAACCCTCGATTGTAAGAGAAGAACAAATTGCCTATGCCGCTTTCGTCGCCTAGGTCACGGGCTGTTGGCTTGCTGTTGGCCAAATCATCCAGCGAGTTAAATTCTCGCTGGAATATGTTAAAGGGTTCACGCAGGCTCTCTAGCATGGCAATTTCTCCAAAATGGGCTTAGCGGCTTTCCGTTCATCGGTTGACCATGCCACAAGCAGATCAGCGAAAATATCGTTATACGTTTCCCCGACACCCCGGCAGGCTTGGGCCTTGACCATATCGCGGGTACCGCAAATTTGGCGGAATTTACGCTCCCGGATTAGGTCACGTAGTTTCCAGCACGATTCAAGAATTACCTTGTCGGTAACAATTTCCGCCTCCAATTCGCGGTCATAGTCACATTCGATCACTCCGCAGCTAAAACGGTTAAGCGTAGCGGCGTCCAGTTGATTGCGGCCCACATACATGCGATCTGGCCCCAGGCCAAACGTGTTGGCCGCTGCAATCAATTTGAAATCTTTGTGCTTAATAGCCATAGGTTTTTCGGTGCGGTTAATCACCGCCATTTTGCAGCCCGCAAGAGCAGCATTAAGTAACACGCAAGTGTTACCATCGGCAGAGTCAAACTCATCAAGCAGGAACACCCCACCGTTTTCGTAGGCGTTGACAAACGTGCTGGGAACGTAGGCAAAAGCTCCGCCAGCCTCGACGGGTAGCAGTCGTCCCATAAGCTGGCCTTCGCTCATACCGGCAGAGCAAGCGATAAAGTCAAAATTTAGCTTTAACTCTTCGGAAACCTGTTCAGCCAGGGTAGTCTTACCGCTACCGGCAGGCCCCACAAGCATCACGTTTAATCCAGCAGCTAGCTTGCGTAACACTTTAGGCAGTAGCTTGTGATGCCGCTTTACCGTTTGTGGGGGCGGCACTTCCACCTTGGGCGTAACTGCAACGCTACGTTTCGGGGGCTTGCAAGGCGTGAAGTGTTGCCACAGCATATCGCCACTAGGCGAACGGCCAGAGGGCTTCACTTTTTCGTTAATGGGCATAACCTGCCCACAGTGACTACATTCCCGTTCGGCTTGGTTATACACCCAGCCGGGGGCGTCGGCGTGCAGGTCCAGCGTAAGCTGGGTATCCACACGCCCACTTGTTAAGGTGAACGACATAGAAATTCTCCCGTGATTGAAAACCAAAAACCCAGATCATGGCGGCAAAAATCACTACGAATTTTGCCGCGAAAATGCGGATTTTCGGGCGTTTACCACTAATTCGGTTAATCGCGCATTTTTGACGGAAACTCCAACTTTATAATTCGCTTGCCCATGCGCCGCGTTTTCCCAGACAGCAAATCGGTCAAAAACTTACCCCTGGGATATGCAACGTCCTCTTGTTCCTCGTCGAAAAACATGCGCAGTAAACGCTCTACATCTTTCAGATCAACAACGGCATAACTCCCCCCATACCTGCCAATCCAACATGTAAGCAATGTGCCTTTTGGTACGCTCATTCCAATCTCCCAAGGTTAGAGTAAAGTGTTAGTCCAACATCTCACCGCTATCTATCGCTTGGATTATGGCGCGCATGTTATACTTACATTTGCGCACTAGGCTGACGTATGCCGTAATAAGTTTTCCGTCCAGGTTATACTTCTGGGCAATTCGCCTAGCCTCTACCGCAAAAGCTAACTCTAGCTCTTCGCCAGTAGAACGTAACTCTAGCCTCACACACCGCGACAGCAACGGCGCGGTATCGTGGCAATCCTCGAATAGCTGCTCTTGGCCCTCGTTTGTAGTGGTAAAGATTACCACTGCATACTCTGGCAGTCTCTCTAGCACGTCCAGGAATTGGCGTATTGTGTCTTTGCGCAGCCCGTGGGCTTCATTCACGATAAGAGCGTGGCCTTTACCGTCGATACATCGGCAGCGTAGACTACGTTCCCACTCGTCCAAACTCTTGGGCGTTAATTGGGCGACGCTTGTTTCGGTAGTGGCGAATTCACTGGACACGTCACTAGCGATAATCTTGGCAATGGTAGTTTTACCCGTGCCCGATAAACCGCTAATCCAGTAACCGCGCCCGCCTAGCCCACGCTCTTTGAGCGCAGACAATCGCTTCACGATATGCGGCTGACCTACCACGCTTTCCAACGTGGCGGGACGTTCCCGCTCAAATAGTGCTGTCATACACAATCTCCCGTTGTGCTAGGTAATGTAATCTGTCCAATACTCCCCACTACGTTAAATAGTGGGGATAACAGGAAAGACTAAAGAACTTCACCTAGGGGATTACTCATTGTCGGCGTGCAATGGCCCAGGCTCACACTCAAAGTACGCTTCAAGCCTACTCTTAATAGCATCGAAAACCGCTTTAGCGCAATCGCTGGCCGTTTCGGTGTCTACCTCGTTGTCTAAACACTCAAACACTTTATTTGCAAAATGCTTAGTGTAAAAAACAATAATCGTTCTGTCGCCACTTGTAATCATACGTAGTCTCCCTGGTTACTTGACCGCGCACTCTCACCATAAGAGTGCATGGATAAGTGCCCCCCCGCAGGGGGGCTGGGAACTAACACTAGGCGGCCTTGGCTTTTACAGTGGCCTTGGCTTTGGCCGCTTTTTCCGCCTCGTGCTTCACCTTACTTGCTTCACTACGCTGTTTAATGAGCGCGGCATTTTCCTTCACATAGGCATCGTACCGCTCTAGCTTGCTACGGATAGCGGCCACAGTTTCAACCCGTAGAATTGTGCCAAACTGCGAATTACCGCCCGGCAGCCTACCAAAGTTAATCGCCCCACTGTCAGTCACCCTGAACTCTGCCCCAGTGGATTGCTTGGGTAGCACGTCTACGGCATCGGCGGGCTTAATAGCCCCACTCTTGACGCCCATAAGGACGTACCGTAGTGACGCCGTGTCTTGGCCAATGAGACTGCAAGTCTCATCAACGGACAATCCACCCTTGGCCAGTTCGCCTAGCACTTCTAAGTTGGTCATAACCGCACATTCTCCCGTGTTAAAGTATGCTTGCCCAAAGTAGGCTAGCTGGTGTAATGCTCTATACGTGATATAGAGCATTTAGCCGGAAAGCCTAAGCTTCAATCAGTGATAAATCCTAGAGCGGTATTTCCCAGCTAAGCTATTACAAGCGCAGGGAAACCAGTCATTCTCATACTGCCACTGCGCGAGGAAGCCCGTAGGTCCGCCCGCAGGCGGTTTAACTAATTGCCTAAGATTGTCCACACTCATAGCAGTAATGCCGTTGCGTGTGTTAGCGTCGATTTGACGTTCAATCGCACGCATAAGCTTGTTATGCCAAGCTAAAAATTCCGACATAGTATTCTCCCATGCTAGGTAACGCTCATCCAAAGTGGACTTGCTAATTTAATGCCGTACTCACACTACGGCACTTAGTTGGCAATTCCAGACTCGCTACTCGCAATCACTGTCGGACGGGTAATCCGTACAATCTTGCTCACAGTCAATCATTCGTTCCTCATATTCTTGCAAGAGGAACTCTTCGATAACCTTGATGCTCACTACGTTTCTCCCTTGTTGGGCCGGAATGGCACTGGTTTAAGC